GCGCGGGCGGAGGTTTCGGTTTCGGGGCCTCCGTGGGTTTCGGGGGCGGTGGCTCCGGTGGAGGCGGTGGCGGTTTCGGGGGACGCTTCACCCGCGGGTTTTTCGGTTTCGGTTTCGGGGGTGCTGGCCCGCGTGGAATGTTGGTTGGCCACTGGTCACCAGTGGGGATCATGGTGGAACGGCACCTGTGATGATACGGCGGTGCGCCGATCCCGTTTTTCGGAAAACCACCGGAGGGGATCTGGGCGTTCCACGTCCCGGTACTGTTGGGCGTTCCAAATCCCGTGGACTTCGACGTGGCCAAGGTGGTGAACGTTTGCTTGTTGCCTTCCCACTTGGGGATCTTCAACGTGGTGGTGCCACCAGGTCCGGAGGTGGATCTGATAAACGGGTTCACCTTGTCCATTTGCCTGGGGGCCGCGTCCGCGTTCAACATCAGTGACTGGGTTTGCGGGATGCTGATCACCTTGCCGTGCATGAATCGGCAAATGTCCGTGGTGGCCTCATCCAGCACGGCCTCCACCGTGAACGTATCAAGGCCAGCGTCCGCCATGCTGGACAGGTTGCCCCATGAGCGTGTCCGCGTGATGTGGTTATCCGCAACCGTGGTCCAGTAATTCAGATCACCGCGCTTGATATACGCCCCCAGTTCAGCCTGGAGGGCGGTGGCCATTTCCTCACGCCCCAGTCCCTGTTCCAACATGGGGCGCATAATGGATTGGGCCTTGCGGGCTGTCCGTCCCTCCCGGAGGCCGTATGCGTCTTTGACAAAGAACCCGCGATTGCCCGCCATTTCACCGATCGCGGTTTCATCACTCAGGTTCGGCGCGAAACTGATCGCCTTGTCCCAGCCTTGCTCCTCGATCGTGGCCTGGCGGGCGGCCGCCACCGCGGCCATGCCACCCTCCTGGAGGGCGATCACGTACCCGGTGGTATTCTCAATTCCCTGCACCGCCTTGGCCCAGTTCCCGCCGATCATCATGCCCAGCTTTTCGTACTGATCGAAGGTCAACATGGATCGGTTTTTCTTGATCGTCCGCATGGCCGCACGGAGCCCGGCCTCGTTTTTCGTTGCCGTGGCCTTCAACAGATCCGCGGCCATGGACTGGACAAAAGCCTCCGCACCTTCCGCCGAATTGATCCCGGGGCCCTTGGCCTTGGCGAAACGTTCCAGGGTCATGGACACCGCATCACCAGGGAGGTTGAAGTATTGGGCGATCGTCACGTACACGCGCCGCTTGCCCACGGTGTACACAGCCTGATCCAGATCGGCAGCGCACCCCTCCGGAATCACACCGCGGAGGTACATCAGCCTGGGGCGGTCCTGGATGTACCGGACCTCCGCCTGTTCACCCTTGGCGTTCCGCACACGGAGGCGGAAGCCTTGCGCCTTGCGCCGTTGTCCTGGGAGGTCAGTTGCCGGGATCAGGAATCGGACAGGGGCTGTGATGATCTGGCCCACTCACTGATCCCCGTCCTCCTGGTCCACGTCGGAACCACCAGGCACCAGGCGTTGGCGAATGGCGCGGAGGTTCAACCGCTGGAGTACTTCCCCGGGCACGTCACCCTGGGCAACCGCCTCCTCCATGGTGGCCTCCAGTTGGACCATGGCCTGTTCCGGGGTCATGGGGTCCGGTGATTCCGGATCGTACACCACGGTGTCCTGGGCCTGGGTGATGCGTTCCCCCTTGTCAGCCTCGAATCCCACACCGCTGAACGTCACGGCCAGGGGCCGCTTTGTCCAGGGCTCTTCGATCTTGTCGAGGTTGAACCCAACGCGGGAAAGCTCACGCCTTCCCTCCCCAGGCGTGATCACACCCTCCTTGGAAAGTGCGGTCACCATGTCCACCACGTCCAGGGGATCCGTGAGTGGTGGCGGATTCGATGCAAACCTCCAGTAACGCGCCCCCAGGGCGGACATGATCAGGTGGTTGATCGTCCAGTCGAAATCCGATCGCAGTCCGCTGAACACCTGGGTTTCCGCAAACCGGAGGGCGGCTTGCGCGGTGTTACCCTGAATCGCCACCTTGCCGTTGCGCCTGGTGACAAAAAACCCATATCCCGGAACGCTGAAACAGTATACTTGTCCCGTGTACCGCACACGTTCCATGGAGGCGGGCTGGTATTTGTCCCCGATCAGATTCAGGCGTGTGGTGTCTCTTGTACAGAAACAGACCCTCCACGCCCTGGTCCCCGGTATGATCGTTGCACGGCAACCGGCCTGGATCAGTAGGCGTTGAACCTGGCCAGCCAAAACCGTGGACGAGGAATAGTACGCTCCGCTGTCCCTGTCCTCCCGAGAATCCACGGTACCATCCCCATCCATGAGGGCATTGAAGAGGATCAGCAACTGATCCAATGGGAGATCAAGGTATTCCCACGGGATACGCTTATCATGCGAATGCGTCCCGCAATTCCGCACCAACCAATCACGGAGGCACCTGCTGGAAATCAAGAAATGGGTTGTACCACAGGGCTTTTCCTGAACGCTGTATGTCCACCCGAGGCGATCGAGGCAATCCCGGATCCGTTCTCTCACCTCCGGCTTTTTCTGATCGACATACACCAGGTACGGGGCCGCTGGATGATCTGTCATCAGGAGGCCACCCTCACTGATCCAGTAACCCAGAAATTCCAACCAGGTATCGAATGGCACCACCCGATCGTGATCATGTCCGCGCGGCGCGGCACATCCCTCCGTCTGGGGCAACTTGAACGATTCCCCTTCGACACCTTTCCACTTGCCAGCTAGCTTGACATTGATTCGGTTGTACGGGATTTCCTCCGCCTTTTGGGATTCCCAGTGCGCCTCCGCCTTGGCCTGGGCGGATTGGATCAGCATCGTGTGGTCTGATGTCACCAAGCAATCCGTGTGGCGATTATGAAACCGCAACAATTCCTCATCCTCCACGTCATACACGTGCTTTTCCGCTGGCACCACGAAACGGATGTGTTCCGATTCGGAATCGTACACGGCGATCCTTTCATCGGGTCCAATCTCATGGTGTAGTTTCCACCCACGATCGGTCAAGGTTTCCGTGTCATCCGAATAACACGCCCTGTTGAAATCCTTGGTGTCCCCGATCAGGATGGGAGGGATCCGCATGGACTGGGCCACCTTGAAGCGGTTGGCCTTGTCATACTCCAGGAACAGGCCCTCCTTCATGATCGCTTCCGTCAGTGGCTTGAATTCCAGGGTGGGCTGTTGCCCGGTGGTGGGATCCGTTTTCGCGGTCACGATCAGGATCTTGTGATGCTTGGCCGGGCCCCCTTGCAGTTCATCACGGATCCTGGTTTTCAGGGCTTCAACGTCATCAGGGGTGACGCCACCACCACTGATCATGAGCACCAGCGGAGGGATCGACTTGTTTTGAAAGAACAGGAAATTGACCTCCTCCGCGGACCTCGATCCCAGGACGGACAGCAGGTTGCCGATCCACCTGGGTTCCCCGTATGGGGTATCCAGTGAGGCGTCCGAAAAGTAGATCATTTCGTTGGCGGCCCGGGCGTGGGTGCCCTCCTCCTGGTGCATGGCCTCGACGGTGGGATAGTACCGCCCCGTGTCCCTGGACACCGTGCGGGGATCCAGGAAATCGCGGAAGTGTACGATCTTCCCGCCCTGGCGTCCGCCACCTTGCCAGTGGACAAACCGCCGGAAGTACCTCCACACCGGGACGTCCTTTGATTCCCACGGGGCCCCGTGCCGTTGCACTTCCACGATCTTGGTGGGTTGCTTGTCCTTGGGCAACAGGCGGATCGTGTACCCGGGGACGTGTACGAATTTCGACACCTCACCCTTGGCGTTCCGCAACACTTCCCAGCCACCCCACCCGATCAGTTCCTGATCCAGCCTGGTGTACTTCCGCAGCTTGACAAACGACTGGCCCTCCCCGGCCCAGTCGAAAAAGCCCTCCAGCCTGGACAGTTCCAGGGCAGCGTCCTGGCGGTACCGTTCCAGCCTGGCCTCCAGGAGGCCCTCCCGATCCTCTTCACCGTCCGGGAGGCTGGAACCTTCCGGCACTTCCGCCACCAGCATGGAATCCACCAGGCGCGTGGCGTCGTCGGAATCCAGATCGAGGATCGGATCGAAGTGGTGCCCGAACCCGTCCACGTTGGTGGCGTACACGTCCAGGCATTGCTTCAACACGTTGGACTGGCGCAAGATTTCAATGAAGAAATCAGGAGGGATCGGAGGTTCCAGTGCGCCCGCCGCGACAAACGCCGCATACATGGTTTCATCCGGCGGGAGACTGGTGGCTTCCACCGTGTCCTCCGCACCCTTGGCCACTGGTGCCATGCCACCGTATGGCATGGGGCCCTGGCCGTCATGGTGCTGGCCTCCGTACAGGCGATCAGCTTGGCCCTGGAGGAGGGCCCCCACGCTGTGAGCCAGCGATCCGCCTCCGGGTTCCACGGTGTCCACTTCGACCATGGCCCCGGTGGCCAGACCGTCGTCATGCTTGGTGGGCATGAGTACCACCTCCCCTGTGCCGTCCTTGGACACCACATCACTGATCAGAGTCTGCACCCCGCCCAGCGTGTACGGCTTGGGGGGATCGGCCTGTCCAGCACCTCCACGGGCCAGGTCCAAAACACGCGGGAATCACCCCACCAGCTTTGACGTTCCGCGGCCATGATGCGGTGGCGTTCCTGGAGGCTTTCGAGCTTCCCGATCCCCTCCACCTTCACCGCGTCCCCGAACTTGACCCGGCCAAGGATCGCGCCCTCCTGGGCCAGCATGAATTCACGCCCGGCCAGATCGAACCTGTGGGTTTTCACCAGGAGGGTTTTCTCACCAGCAGCGATCAGATCCCCCATGGGGGAGGCCACGTGGATTGCCTGGGCTTCCACCTGTGATGTGCCGTCCATGCTAAACGGGGAGCCCCGCCGCCTTCCGCTGGGCGGTTTTGATCTTGTCCTGAACCACGGTTTGCAGTTCCGCCGGGATCTTTTCCATCACCCAGTGGTGGCTGATGTCCTCACCCGCCATTCCCTTTTTCACCATGTCCACCACGTCACCCTTGATCGCGCCGATCACGTCGAAAACGATTTCAGCAACATCCGCCGCCACGCTCATGATCCACCTCCGCCTGGGAGGTAATCCATGCACACGGATCCCTCCAGGTCCGTCCAGTCGAATTCATGGGACACCACGGGCTTGCCGGACAGGCTCACCAGGAACGTGACCGCGTACTCCACCACGGTGGGGATCTTGTCAGGGATCCACAGCTTCAAGGTGGCCCACATCCCGTGAAGTACACCAGCCACCTCCGTGGCGATCCGCATCCAGTCCGATTCACTGGACAGCACGTTGGCCTCATCCAGCGGGGTGTCCGCGTCCTTGGCCTTGTTGGCCTCACTGATGATCCACGCCTCCTCCCACAGCTTCACCACGTCCGCCGCGTTGACCAGGATCACCTTCACCTGGGTGAACACCAGGCCCGCGATCTTGTTTCGGCAGTACGATTGGGTGTCCTCCATGGGGGCGTCCTTGTAGAGATCCGCCACCACGGTGTCCGCGGCCTTCAAGGCGGTACCGCCCGCGCCGATCCCCATCCGGGCGTCATTGATATTGGACCGCATCCCGTCACCTCCACAGGCGATCAGGGTCACGGACATGAGCATGAGGATCAGGGACATGGCGGATCGTTGCATGGGTTCCCTCCTTGGCGGGCGTTAACTATGTGAGATCGGGGACAGACTACACAGCGCGGAGGGGAGGGTCAAGCATACAGCCCGCGGTGGAGGTGGAAGTGGCCGATCACGATCGCGTCCCCAACGTCCCGGGACCACGGAACCGGGAAGCCCACCCCGTACTGGTCCAGGAGGTTGCGGGCGTATTGCTGGATCACCCGATCCTTGTCCTTCCACTTGGCCCCGCACAGCCTGATCGCGGGGCCCTTCCATTCCTGGGGTTGGAGGCGTTTGATCCGGCCAGGCACGATCCCCAGCTTCCGGCATTCGTGTTCCACCGCGCCACGGTACGCGGCCAACCCGAACACGGACCGGAACGATCGGCCGGGCCTGGGGTATTGCTGTTCGATCACCAGGTGCCCCACCTCATGGTTCACGATCGCGTCCTTGATCCATTCCGCCAGGGCATTGGCACCGGGACGGGTTTTGATGTTGAACCCCTGCACCATGTGGATCCGTCGATCTTTCCACAGCACCAGGCCACATTCCCCGCCGGGATCCCCGCTGATCGTGTTAGGTGGTACGCGCCGCGCCATGTGTCCCCTCCAGTTTTCGTTCACCGTGATACCCGCGCCCCTCGCATGACTGGCACGGGTGTTTGTACCTGGGGCTCCCGCGTTCGATGTGCCACCGCGATCCCGGTTCCAGTCCGGACCCGGTGCAGACATGGCACACCTGGGCCAGCGTCACACCCCGGAACTGGGACAGGTCCAGATCCTCCAACCTCATGGCGGTGCGTTGCCACGCCTGGGCAACCTCGACGCCAGGACCGGGGACGGATCCCAGGTCCATGAGGTTGCACGGCCTCCGCTGGTGGACCGCTGGCGATCCGATTGGGCGGGGCGTGGTGCTGAACCCACACCACCCGCACACGGCCTCCAACCTTCCGTGGGCGTCAACCCAGTGGTGGCACCCTGGACACTGATCGTTTCCGCGCATTAACTGGGCCCCCTGGCCTTGCTGGTGGTAGCCTGGGGCGTTTCCCTACTTGATCCCCAGCCACCTGTCCAAGCGATCGAAAAAATAGCACAACACCCAGGAACAGGACAACGGCTCCGCCGATCTTCAACACGTCACAGGCCAGTTGGCCGATCGCCTGGGCGTCCATCAGTTGCACCCACACAGGCGGAGGCGTTTCTGGTACCACGCCTCCTCCGATTTCATCCCGTTGCGGCAGTCCACCAGCTTGGCCTGGCATTCACTGGGCCAGCACCAGTTGATCCGGTGGGTGAGTGTGTTGACCTGTTCCTGGTGGTCCACGTTGTCCGCCTTCCGGGATTCCTTGCACCGCTTCAACAGTCCGGGCCACACGGCCTCCACGGAGGCCACGTCCGCCTCCGCCGCGTCCCGCTCGATCTCGCACACGTGGAGGCGATCGTCCTGGGCCTGGGCGGATCGCACATGGGCACCACGCCACATGATCGACGCGGGCAGCGCGGCGCACAGGGACGCCACCACCAGCACCACCACCACGTTGCGAGGCGTCCAGCGTGTCATGGCTTCAACGTCCTGGGGTCCACCGGGACCGTGCCGTTCATGCTGGCCACCATGGCCTGGTGGTCCGCCTTGCTGGGCTTGGCGTCCTCCAGTTCCGGCCACAGTCCACAGGCACAGTGTTTCCCCTTCCCTGGGAAGCCCAGGAGGCCCGCTGGGCGCGTTGGGATCACAGGCTCACCCCAGGGCATACCCCCCAGGTAAAGATCGCGGAGGAGGTCAATCTGGGCCCCCACACGAGCAAAGCGGAACGCCACCTTGCCCCCACGCTTTCCGAACACGCTGGACCACTGGCTCCCTGGGCTGTACAGGTGGAGGAACTTTTCCAGGGCCGGGTCCGCGGCCAGGGCCCAGGGATCCTCCTGGTATACCTTTTGCGCCTTCACCCACCGCCCGTGTGCCCATTTCATCCATCGCTTGACCCGTTCATACGGGTGGCTGTATTTCAGCGTCCCGTCCGGCTTGACCCGGAGGGCCCCGGACCACTCGATCAGCTTCACCACCTTGTTGGTGCCGATCGCACCCGCAGCCCCGGCCAGCTTCCACTGATCCTCCAGCGGGGCCATGGTGAGATCCGGGAACCGCTCACGCAACTTGATCAGCCGCTTGTTGCGGAAGTGTCCGGCCGCGTACAGGTTGGCGTGGGGATCACAGGCGTTCACGTTCAGGGCCTGGGCGTGGGCCAGGTCGATCGACGCCTTCCCACACTCACCCGTGGAGGAGGTGGTCTGGTTGAACGTCTTACCTTCCGATTCCGTCCGCACCGTTCCGGCGATCAGGATCCCAGGCTGGCCTCCACAGGATTCCTCGATCCACACACCGTCCTCCGTCCAGATATCCCATGAGCGGTTCCGGTGGCTGGTGTGGCACTTGGATTTTGGATTCAGGCACCACTTGGATCCGGCGATCACCCCGTTGACGATCGATGGACAGTACCCGGTACACCCCTCCGTCCAGGGTTCCGGCAACACCAGGTCATCCGGGCTGGGGATGTCCTCCCCCGCCCCCGATCCCTTGGTGGCCTTGTCGTACTGATCCCACTGTTCCTCCTCCACGGATTTGTCCGTGGATGCTGGGGGATCTTCCGCGCCGATCGCCTTGGTAGCCACCAGGGCCAGGATCGCAACCACCACGATCACACCCACCATGAACAGGATCACGCGCAACACTTCCCGCACGTCCGCCCGCATCACGTCACCTCCTTGCCTTGCTGTTGCTGGGATTAACTCAACTGGTTGGTGATTCCCATCATACCGCACCGCCGATCCCTCCTGTCAAGGTTCCCCCACCGCGTCATACGCGGCGGACCACAGGTTGGACTTGACCACGGCCACGTCCAATTCACCCATGCGCCAGTCCTCCGTGACAGCGCACAGCATGGCCCACAGTCGATCCGCTTCCGGCCCCCGGCCGATCTTCCCGATCAGATCCTCCACCTGGTGGTCCGGGTTGTTGTTGTGGGCATAGATCGTCCGCTGGGCCTGGTGCGTCCCAAGGTCCACCAGCTTGACATGGTGGCGGGAACCGTACCGTGGTTCCAGGTTGGCCATGCGATTGATCCACCGCTCGATCCGTTTCCGCCGGACCTGCACCTGGCGCGTGGTCACTTGCCCCCCACCAGTTGCACACCAGCAATGAACCCAGCCTGGAACGCTGGCCAGTCATCACGGGGCCAGTCCTTGAAACACACACCACCCACACCGGGGTCCGCAGCTTCCACCACCTGGCGGTGAACGTACAGGGCGCAACAGTCCACCGCCTGTTGTGCGGTGGTGCTTTTCGTGGCAAGCCCCAGGGCACCCAGTTCCTCCCCGGCCCAGTGCATGAAGTGATCCCGGACCTGTTCGATCACCACGCGGGCCGCACCGTGCCCCGTGCTCACATGGAATTCCAGTTCCTTGTCATGCACCACGTCCACCAGGATCCACGGTGCGTTTTCCGTCAGGCGATCCAGCACCCGCCGGGCCCATTCCGCGTTGGTGAAGTGCGGCCCCCCGCGGTACAGGTCCGCCAGGTGTTTTCCCGCTGTCCCTGGTCTATTCATGATCCCTCCCCGCCTTGACCGTGGACGGCACCACGGGCCACAGGCTCACCTCCGCTGTTTTCGTTCCGCACTTGGGACACGCGATCGATGCGGTCAACACCTCCGGGTTGGGCCCGTCGATCTGTCCCCACCCGATCACCAGGCACACGGGCACCTTGGCCTTGCATCCACAGGACAGTTTCAGTTCCATGGATGTGCGCCCCCATGTGAACGCTTTGATCTGGGCCTCGAATGCCCGTGGGTTCCACCTGGGGAACAGTGCGATCTGTCCCGCAAGATCCGCCAGCACCTTGGACGCCAGCGTGGGCGTGGTTGTTGCCATCACTCACCTCCAGTGGGTTAACAGTCTAAACACAGTTTGCGGTTGGGGTCAACGGGCCCAGGTCATCCTGGAGGGCACCCATCCAAAAGCAATGAACGTCAGGGCCCACAGGTACTTGGTGGGCGTCCCCTTGGGGTGGACACGAGCAAACCCACCAAGGAATGCCTCCGGTGGTGTGCGCCCCACGGTGGTGTGCCCATTGTAATCCATGCGGTAATGGTGGGGGATTCCGTCCGGGTAATGTATCTGGCGGTACACACCTTCCCCGCTCGCATCCCTCCAGGTGATCCTGTCCACTGGCACCAGCCGGATCCTGGTGAGGCGGATTCGGCCCACAGCCTTTTTTCCACGGCCTGGACACACGGCAATGGACTGTCCCTTGTAAAACGGGCTGTACAGGCGTCCGGCCTTGTTGGTGCGGAGGACTTTCAACACGTCCCAGCCCTGGGTGGGGACGCCCCGCACGTACTGGAGGAACCGCGGACGCTGGGGATCGCTGGCCAGGTGATACCGATCGCCTGGTTGCGCCACGCGCCGTGTCTGGATCTTGGACCCGTTCACCATGGCCACGATCGATTCCGGGGCAAAGATCATGGGCCCTCCTTCCCGGACCCCAGGAGGAGGCTGGGCTGGGACAGCACCCGATCGAACCTGGGGATCGTTTCCTCCGCCAAGGTGCGCCCGGTCCTGGTTATAAAGTGGGGCATGAACGCGGTTTCAAAATCCACCAGCCCGCAGTCCACCGCAATCAAGATCGCCTTGATCTGATCATGGAGGATCCGCATGGCCACCCTGGGTGCCTTGTCGTACACGGTCCCGTGGTTGGCGTTGGGGTGGAGGTCCAGGTACACCTCCGCAACCTGGCGCACCTTCACAGTGAGGCGCACGGGCTTGTCCTTGTACACAAACCCCACATCGATCGTGGGGTTGTCACCCTTCAACGTGGTGCGGAACCCGTACTCCTGGGCCCCGAACTTTTCCACCAGTTTCTGGATCGACACCATCGAACGGGACACGGGCACCTTGGTGTTCCAGTACGGAGGATCGCTCACGGCTTCCCCCCCACCCATCGAATGCGGCAATGGTCACACCACAGTTCCTCCGCACCGCCCACGGGTGAGCCCCCGGCCTGGGGCACACGCCCACACCGATCACAGTGCGGGGCCTCCCACTGGGCCTCCACCTCCTGGTCCCTGCACCGCATCACCCGCATGGCTTCACCACACCGGGTGGCGTGTAGGAATTCCACCACGTCCTGGTACGTGGCCACACGGGCGTGGCCGTCCTCCATCACGTGGAGGCCCTCCGTCCGGCCCCGGTGTTTGTAGTACGACACCACCAGGTGAAGGGGCTGATCGTACCAGGGCAGGATCGCCACGTGCTGATCCTCTGACCACACCTCCACCTCCGCCGCCATGTCACGGATCTTGGACATGGCACCACAGGTCCAGTTGTTGGTACTGAACCGCGCCTCCCCCTCCAGGTCACCCCAGTCCGGGAACGCACAGTCACCCGTCCGCCACCCGGTGATCTCTGGAGGAACCGTGAGCCTGTACCCCTCCGGGAACTGACCACGCTCACGGCACATGGGACAGCACACGTGATCGATCGGCACGGGTTCAGTGAGAGGGATCCGCAATGGTCCCCGAACACCCGCCTCCGCCGCTAACTCAGCCTCCCATTCCTCCCGCATTCCCTCCTCCAGATATGCCGCAAACTTGGCGGCCTGATCGTCATTCAGGAAGCCATTGTTGGGAACCAGATCCCGCATCACCGCGTCCGCCTTTTCGATCAGGCTTTCATCCACACCGCCGTCCGGATCCGGGAGGCCGTCCAGCTTGATCGCCTCCTGTTCATCCTCGGGGAGCTTGATCGCCTTCCACCCTCCGGTGGGACCGCCCGGCACCTCCACGCGGAAGTACAGATCACAGTGGGCACAGTGACACACAATCCGCTTTGGCTCCTCGACGGTTCCAGGCTGGCTGAACAGATCCTCCAGTCCCGGGTACACGGCCTCCCGCTCACAGTATGGACAGGTGATCGACGGAGGGATCGTTCCCTGGTATCCGGGCCCCTCCACGGTCATGGCTTCACCTGGTCACCCCACACCGTCCACCCGTCCCGCTGGTCACGGCCGAACAGATCGATCCGGGGCCCCGCGCTGAACCGCTCGATCGCCTGGTACGATTCATCCGGCTTGGCGCTGTGTTCCGTCCGCTGTGCATGAACGATCGAGGGCACACCACCGGACAACCGCTTGGGCTTCCCGCGCTTGCACACCAGGCACGTTTCATGGGCGTTGCGGAGGTAATGCCCAAGGCCCACGTGGGGCGCAAACCCGGCACCCACCACGGGCCTCCGCTTGTTGGTGAGTTTGGTTTCCTTGCCGTCCTTGTCCACCAGGATGTGGCGGCCCTTCACCCACACCATGGTGTTGCCCGTGACCGCGAACCCCCAAGCCTTGGTGATCAGGCGGTGGAGGCCCGTGATCTTCATGGCGTCATGGTCATGCCAGATCGTTTCCCGCATGGCTTCCGGGATCCACAGGAACAGGAACGCATCCGGGGCCGCGATCGATTCCACCGGGAGGGATGCGATGTCCTCCCAGTCGAGTACATCATAATGTTTGCCCGCCTTCCGCTTCCCGCGATAGCTGGGCGCGGCCCGCTGTCCCACGTCCTGGAACCGCCAGGGCGGATCCGCCACGATTGTTTGGAACTGTCCCTCCGGGAGGGGTGGAAAGGTTGATCCCATGGTGTTGCCTCCTTTAACTGGTGGGGCTCACGTTAACACAGTGAACCCTGGGCGCAAGCCCTATGCCTCCGGGTCCACGATCAGCGGTGGCCCTCCGTCGAGTGGTTCCAGGATCTTGTTGACCTCCCGCTGGAATTCCACGGCGGCTGTGGTCAACCGCTTGACCGTTTCCCACCCGGCCTTGGGATCGTCCAGGGCCTGGCGGTACAGTGTGGGGTCCAGCATGGGAGCCACCGCGTCCGTGCGGTCCTGTTGGGCCTTCATGTCCTCCAGCGGGATCAGCCTCACCAGTTGCGCCAGGGTGGTGACCTGTGCCTGGGCCTGTTCATAATCTTCAGCCTTCACGGCTCACCTCCTTGTACCCGCGGTCCTCCGCTTCCATGTCCCGCCGGGATTCCACACACGGTTGCCACGGCCTCCCGCCGTTGTCCACGGCCCAGTCCGTCAGTTCATGGATCAGGCCCGTGCCCCAGTTCCCCAGGAACGCGGCCCCGGCCTCCAGTTCATCCCGCATCACGTCCAGGAGGATCCGTGCCCGGCTGAACGTGCTGTGGTACCCCACCTCCGGGTGGTGGTGAATCATCAGGCATTCCAGGTCCACCTCCCGGTCCCCCATCACGATCCACTTGCCCACGTCCGTGGACAGCCTCACATGGACGGACCGCACGGACCTGGGGAACGCCCACCAGCGGATCGCAACCTGGCGGGCCACCTCCGCCATGAACACAGCCACGGCGGGATCGGGATCGTCGTCACCCGGAAAACGATCCATGGGGCGGAACATGGCCACGGGATCCATGAGGTTCACCAGGTCCGTGGTGGTCACACTCAGGATCGCGCCCGGCATGGACGCCCGGAGGTTGCGGGCGATGTGGTCCGGCACGTCCCGGCTATCCACGATCACCATGCCCATGGCGTCCAGCCTCCGCGCCAGTTCCGCCCACGCGCCCGCCACCGGATCGTCCCAGTGCCGGATCTGGTGCTGTCCATAGTTGGACCCGGGCCCGTACCACTCACCAGGTGGAGGCCACAGCTTCCGCACGGGCTGGCCGTCCGCGTTGCGTCCGATCGGTTTCTCATGGTCCATGGTGATCGGTGTGGCCCACCACGGCCGTGTGTTGTTGCTCATGTCAGTACCTCCAGTGACCCCAACGGGATTTGAACCCGTGTTGCTGGCTTGAAAGGCCAGTGATCTAACCACTGATCTATGGGGCCGTTTTTCTCACGGTGTGCGAGTGGTACCAGGCCCCCTCCCGCATAAACTCGACGCGCACCGCCTGGCACACCTCGCACACCATCCTCCGGGCGTCTTCCCACTTGTACCTGTGGCCCACGCCCTGATCGTCCACGCTGTCCAAGGTCAAAAGCCTGAACCGCCTCCCGGTTTCTTTCCAACGGTGGACGCACTCAGCCACGCCCCACGCCCAGGTCATCCAGGCACGTGTACATCACCACGTGGCGATCGAAAATCCCAGCCATGGCCTCCAGGCCCTTCGACCGTGCGGACCGTGCCCACGTCCGCAACACGTCGAGGGGCACACCCTCCCACCTGTTCAGCACACGCCACGCCGCGATCCGTTGCGCCCCCACGCTGGCCACCGCCACGTCCGTGAACATGGCCTCCGGGGCTGGGTGGTCATGCCTCGACATCACCACGCGCCGTGCCGTCCATGGCGTCCTGGGCTTCCGCCAGCGGTGCCCGCTTCACCTCCAGGTGGGGGGACACCAGCGCGGGCCACAGTCCGATCAGCGCCGCGAAATACGCCCGCGCCGCGTTGGCCTGGGCATAGTGGCTATCTGATGGATCCTCACTGTCGATCACCTCCGCCATGTTGTGCAAGGCGTCCCACGCTTCCATGATCGCACCTGTCCGCACCACCCACGCCTTGGACCCATCCACCAGATCCTTGCGCGGGGTGTCCACATCGATCATGCCCTGAACCACAAACCCCTCCCGGTCCGGCACGTCGATCATGTCCGGGCAGTTCACGATCGCCAGCAAGCAACGGCGGAGGGCGGTGGCCGCCTTCACCAGCATGACAGCGGGGGGCACGTCATTACCGTGGCCCTTGTAGTTACCCACCTCCAGCTTGGACATGGCCACCACCATGATCCCCAGCCGGGTCAACCTCACATCAGTGAGGTGAGGATCCACACCCGCGCTGGCCGCACGGGCGGATCCCTCCTGGCGTATCCCTTCCGCGATCCGCCTCATGGCCTCGTACATCCGGGAGGGCGCGTTGGTGGACCACGGCTTGGGGCCGTCCCCGTCCCCCCTCACCTTGGCCACCTGGGCCGGGGTCATGCCGATCGTGGACCGCATGGCCAGCACCGCCTTGGACTGGTGCCTTTCCAGCACGTGCCACAGGTACCGCCCCAGGTGTTCCAGGGCCTCCTGGACGCTGTGATCAATGATCGCCATGGCCTGGGCGATCGTCAGGGTTGCCATTGCCTTGCCTGTCATGGTTGCCTCCACGTGGTTGTTGCGCCCGGGATTCAGTCCCAGGCACTTACACCCTTAACACAGGCAACACCAGGGATCAAGATTGTTTCCGTTTGAATCCCACGGGCACCAGGCACGGTGCCACGGACAGGCGGACACGCTGATCATAATCATGGAGGTGGACCACCACGGGACAGGAACACGCGCCCAGGTGGCCAGCGCAATCCGTGATCCACCACTCGCACCCACCGCACACGTTCCCGGCCTCGACGTTGATCCGGTCCACAGCTTCCCGGGCATGGTCCGCGCTGGGGTACTTCGATCGGCCCTGCCGCATCACGATCCCGGGATAGTGCGGAAGGTACTCCAGGCCCACGATCACAAACCCGTGGTGTGGCAACCCGGTGGGGGCCACCCCCAGGAACCGATCCATTTCACCGCCCAGCAACCAGTGGCACCAGGTTGTTTCCGTGCTGTCCAGTTGCGTTCCCATCACTTCACCGGGATCAGGGTGATCGCCAGCCTGGTGGGATCGCTATCCCCACCCACCACGTGCGGGCCCACCACCACGGCCCAGCGTTCCAGGTATCCCAGCGGCAGCTTGCCCACCTCCATGGCCAGGGTGATCACCTTCACCGCCCGGGTCTTCAACCACGTGAGCGTGGCCATGGTGATCCGCTCACCCTCCTGGCCCTTGAACGCCCCGTGTTCCACCGCATCGTTCAGGGCGGCCATGCCGTCCAGCCATTCCTGATCGTTGATCGCACATACCATCAGCTTGCCTCCTTAACTGGTCCACAGGTGGGGGACGCTGAACCACCCACCACACGGACAGTGTACCGCGCTTGATTTCAAGGGCACCGCCATGAATCGGCGGCAGTGTGGGCACATCACCAGGATCACAGGTACCCCGCCATGACCTTGCGGATCCTGTCCCGTGCCCGATCGTGGCGGTGGCCCCAGTTACACACGAGGGTGTCCTCCGTGCGCCTGTACGCCACCGCTTTCAAAAGATCCACCTCCAGGTGTTCCACCTTGCAAGGCACCTGGAAAAAACCCTGTTGACCACGCACACGGAACGGGTGGGCCAGCGGTACCACCACGTGGATCCTCCATGCCCAGCAACCAACACCCGCTGGCTGGGCCTCATCGAAAACGCACAGGGCCCGGGCGTGTCCCATCCAGTGTTCCGCCCTGGTAAGCATTGGGGCCAGCCCGCTGTCCCTGGCCAATTCCTCCTGGGCCTCCTTGTCCCACGCCTTCCCGGCACACAACAGCACCGGGTTGGGGAACGTGTGGGGCCTCCACGTCCGATATTCCGCGTCCTTCACGCTGGACAGGATCAATTCCAGCCATGGTTCCCGGATCGTCAGGGCCGTGACCTCCAGATCCCCGGGGTGGTCCCCCAGGTCCAGGTTGGTTTGCCCGCTCATGTGTCCCTCCGTCCACGCTTGGGGGCTTCCATGACCCGGGCGTGGTGTTTCCCCGCCTGGTCACGCACCACGATCGCGGACCTGTCCGGACCGTCCGCCATGTCCACGCCCACCACCGCACAGCGGCAGTTGTGATGATACGGCGGGGGAGGGCCCTTGGGCTTGCGCCTCCACCTCACCCACCGGAGCCACACCCAGGACCACGCACGGGACACCAGCCACCGCACCCAGCGAAAAATCCACGGTGCGCCCAGCCCGAACACCACCCCCAGGACAAAAACCACCACGGCCCCGATCATGCCCAGGTCCATCATTGATCCTCCTCCGGTGCCAGGTCCGCACAGTGATCGCATTCCGGCAGTCCAGATCCCAGGCACCCACCATCCCCCGGGGTGCCCGGCTTGAATTCCTGGCACACGATCCCGGGGCGTTCATGCCCCTGGACAAATGACCGGGCCTTGACCTCCTCCACCTCGATCGCCTTGCCCATGGCCTCCTTGTCCTTGTACACCGTCACCAGGATCACGTGGCCAGCTTGGACCAGGGCCCGGTACGCCTCGCACGTCCGGCGGTACTTGCATTCCGATCGGCACTCGAATGTGTCCGCACTGGGAGGCCAGTGTGAACACGCCTCGAAATCCCCCCGGGCGGCCGTGACCAGTCGATCAACAAGCCCCATCACGGCACCTCCCCGGGATCCCGCGATCGGTTGCTGATGTTGTCACGCCCCTGGGTGTCCGTCCGCACATCCTGGAGGGCCTCCTTCAACACGTCCACCAGGGCCCGCTTGACCTCCCCGATCACGTGACGGTCCAGGGGCTTGTCCTGGTACGGGGACAACAGATCGTGGATCCCATCGTACAGCCCCAGGCTGATGTCCTCCGGGATGTCCAGGAGGCGGGGATCGATCTTCGACCGATCGCCCTCCGTCATGATGTCGCACCCGTGGAACGTCCAGCGATCCACCCACACGGTCCCGCACTCGGAACAGGTGAAGTGAAGATCCAAGATCCGCGCCCGTGCGAACAGGAACGGGGCGGACACCGTGCTGGAATGCTGGGCCATGTCCAGGTGGCCAGCCCTCCCGTTCCGCTTGCTGGGGATCGTCACCTCATGCCCGCACCACGGACAGGTCACTGGATGGATCCGATCAAAGGGATTGCGCCCGCTCATGGCTTCCCCCCGGGATTGTGGATCGTGATCCCGATGTTGTCCCGGGTGAACATGGCCCGCAGTCCATCACGGATCGGTTGCGCCACAAACACCTGGGCCAAGGCCATGGACACCTCCGTGGAGGCGTACTCACTGATCAGCCCCGCCACCCTGGTTGCCATGTCCAGGATCGTGGCCCGGTCCGCTGGCTTCCCACGGTACCCCTGGAACAGCCGCACCAGGTTGGCGCGGAAGATCCCGGGGAGGCGGAGGTCACAGTCCAGATCCGCGTTGCCGTGGTACCTGGGTTCCACCCCGTCCTCCTGGATCACGTTGGCGCACTCAGCCTCCACCCAGGCCCGCTGGTCCGGCGGAAGCGGGATCAGCTTCACGTGATCGTCCACCGCGTACACCGTCAGGCAATTGGGACAGCGCACGTAATACATGAACTCCACATCCAGGTGGCTGTGGTGACCACAGGCACAGTGGATGTCCGCACACACGGCGGTGCCCTTCCACTGGATCAGCCCACACGGTGGCCGGAACGGAAGGCCCTCCCCCCGCTTCCACTGATAGTGGGAATGGTGATCGATCGCTTTGTCGGTTGGTTGGTTGGTTGTTGCTCATGTTGCCTCCGTCTATCGTTTGCCGGGAAGTACCTCCACCATGATCGGTGTGTGGTCACCTACCCACGCGCCCTCCACGTTGTGCCCCAGGTAGTCCTGTGCGGCATCCCTGTCCATTCCCTGGTCCATCAGTATGCCAAAAGGCACTTGTCCCGGTCATACACGGCCACGTCCGGCTTGCCGGGCCCCCTGGTGGCCATGCCAATGATCGCACCGTCCAGCACGTCCCAGGTGATCGCCTCCGGGTTCACCAGGGATAGTTCCATCACCACGTCCCCCGCCTCCGTCCCAACCATGTGCGCCTCCGTGTTCACTCAGCCCCCTCCCTTGCCCATGCCCCGGGTGGTGCGTTCCCGTCACCATTGGCGATCCCGTCACCACCCAGGGCCATGACAGGCAAGAAACCAAAACTTACAGGGTTAACACTGTGAGGTCAAGCCCCGGGATCAGCCCACGCCAATGGTGCCACCGCCAAGCTGTTCATGGCGGCGGATACCCTCCAGGGACAAGTACAGGGCCATGAGGACGTCCCCGGTGTGTTCCGTGGGCTTCCATTCCAGGGCCTGATCGATCAGCAACTGGATCGCAGCGTGGACACGGCCCCGGCGGTCCGCTGGGAATTCCCACTTGCGGTTTTCCAACTCGACGCCCCACCCTTCGATCCCGAACACGGGATCGTGTTTCCTGGGGCCCCTGGTCTGGTACGGCCACACGGGGATCGCGGTGTCCTCTTGAAGATCCTGGGTTAGATAATTCTGGGCAGCGTTGTCCTCCACCATGAACACCCCGCCGAACTTGCGATAGATTGCCTCCGCCCGTGCGATGATCTCCCGCTTGCGCCAGCGTCCGTGAATGATGTTGAGGATCCGCCGCTTGTGGGTGAGCGTGTCCACCCCGGACGTGACCATGGCGGTTTCATCGTTGGTGGCCTTCCGCTTCACCCCCAGGTCCACGCCCGTGACCGTGACCTCCATCCCATGCGGTGCGGGGAAGGGGAGGCCCTGTCCCTGTTTGATACACCGGGTGAACCATTCCAAGTTGAACCTGGAGGTTTCATCACTCACGGCCTTGCACAGCATTTGCTGGGCGTACCTGTACGGGGTCAGTTCCTGCCGCCGTGCCTTCAACCGTTCAGGGGACCACCTCGACGGCCACAGCGTGGTGGCCTTTTTCTTGCCACGTCCTGGGATCTCAGCCGGGTACCGCCTGGTGACGTATCCCCCACGCTTGCCGATCTGGTGCATGAGGTCACCAGGGTGCCACGCGGTCCCGATGATCCAGATCGATCCGCCCTCGACAATGCGCCCAGGGATCGTTGAATCGAACCACTCGATCAGCTTGGACCGCTGATCCGGGGTCCACGTGTTTTCCAGGTCCAGCACGTCGTCCAGGATCGCCACGTCATAGCGCCCGCCCATGACGGCCCCACCGATACCCACGGCCTCCACCGTGAAATCCTTGGCGGTGGTGGGACGTGTCGGACGGTACCTGATGTGCGAGGTAGTCCACCTGTCGAAACGCTCACGCACCAGGTGGGGGAACACGCGGTGGAGGTCCGTGTTCCGTTCGATGTGAGCTTGCACGGTGCCCAGGGGCTTGGATGCCTGTTTCTGTGTGCGCCCCACCAGGAGGATCCGTGGGTACTCGCCACGCTCTAACCTGGTGCCCAGTTCATACAGGGTCCGCCCCACCATCACCTGGATCGTTTTCCCATGTTCCACGGGTGCGAACAGCACCAGGCGATCGTGGGCGTCCAGGTTGGTTTGCCACTCACGGTGGAACCCAGCCTGGATCAGTGACTGGCCCGATTCATCCCGGAGGGTTTCCTCCACCATCACGGAGGCGTCCCCCTGTGCCTTGATACGGAGGGCCTCCTTGCGGGCGCGGATCATTCGCATGGCACGGGCCACGCTGGGATCGGTGCTGGTGCTCACAGGGCCTCCGCCCGGTGTGCGTCCCAGTGCAATTTCCTGTGGCAATTGGAACACAGCACCACGCACTTTTTAATTTCCGCCCACACCGTGGCCTGGCTTCCACGGTCGATCATCCTGGACACGTTCCCCTCCTTGCGTCCATTCGCATGGTGGAACTCCAGGCAAGAGGGGTGATCCTCCTCGCATCGATCACAGCCCTTGGCCGCCTTGTACTCAGCGATCTTGGTGCGGAACAGTCCACGGTACTTGGCGGCCTTGCCCCTGTAGTAATCCCGGTTGTTGGCGTAATGCTGTTTCAGATATGCCTTGTTGCATTCCCGGCACGTGGCCTGGTGGCCCTTCCCCTTCCGGTTGTACGCGGACAGGGGCTTGGACTCGCCGCACCCCGTACAGGTCTTTTTCCTGGCTGGCATCGATCGAAGGCTATCAGGATTTGACAAGGTTGCCAATTATCGAATCCGGAAGGGCCAGCAAGACTTGAACTTGCAACCACCGGAACCAAAACCCGGTGCGCTACCAATTGCGCCATGACCCCATGGGGATGTATCCGCCAGGACGTGTTAAAGCGATCCAGGAGGTGGGACCACTTCCCGTGTATGTTCATCATGTGGTGTACATCCACGCCCCTGGATGTGGCGGAGGGGCGTGACCTCTAACACGGCCCCGTTGGTGTCCGAAACTGGACCGGGGATCCGCGTGTAAAGGCAAAGGGGATCGACTGGGGCAAGCCCGTGGGACATCAGCCCTCCGGACTACTTCCCGCCGTCCTCGATCAGTTCAGGGTGGTTGGCCATGATCTCACTGGTCCAGCGGTTCACCGCGTCCGTGGCCTCACCCGTGATCCGGGCCAGGCGGCGGTGGGCGGTGGCCACGCGGTCCATGGTGCCCTTGCCGTCCTTGAAAGCCTGGGCGGCCTTGCGGTGCGCCTTGCTGGCCTCCTTGACCTGGGCCTCCTTGTCCTTGATCACTTCACTGATTTTTTCCTCACCCATGGGATCCTCCGTGTTGCTTGGTGTTCATGGTGTTGCGTCCACGCTATCCACGATCCGTTGTACCAGCGGACCGTATGCTGTGCAACCGCTCGATCTGATCCAGCAAGTACCGGGGCACCGTCCGGTTGATCCGGTGCGCCTTCAATGCGTCCACCAGGCTGGCGTGTGGCCTGTACACCCTCATGCCCTTGGGGTCCATGTACTCAGCCACGGCCATGATGATATCCCCCACCCTCCGGGCGTCATGTTCCACGGCCCTCCGATCTTTCCTGGCCTGGGCCTCCAGGTCCGCCTCCACGCCCCGCCACTCACGGTGCCACAGGAGGTGGGCCAGCTTGGCGTGGAACCTGGCCTCCTGGTCATTGCTCACCAGGTGGACCTTGGCACGGTGCGTCCGCTTGCGGATCACCTTCCCGCACACCTCCAGGCCCACCCACCCGTCCGGTACCTCCTCCAGCTTCACCAGGCCCTTGGGGTACGCCAGGAACTGGAGGTGAGCCCGGGGCGGTGCGGTGAATTTCCGATCGCCCAGGAAATCACCGCGCCCCACCTTCACCTCCACCAGCCACGTGAGTGGACGCCCACCGGATTTTGTCCGGGCCTCCTGGTACCTGGTGGCCAGCCCCATGCGATCGAACCTGGACGGCACCACGGGCACTGTGCCCGCCACGTCCGCGTTCCACCGCCGGGCTCCGTACCTGTCGCACACCGTCCCCGAATCCCAGCCAGCTTTCACGTGGTGTTCCAGGTGGGTGGGCACCACGCCCCCGATGTCCCCCACGTCCACCTCCGTGAGTGCAGGACACCACCCAGCGTCAATGAACCGCTGGGCGATCCGCGCCTTCAACTGATCGTGGTCCATCAGGGCCCGTGTTCCCCAGGTGACAGCGTGATGGGTGCGCCCACGTGGCGTTCCAGATCGTTGACCGCTTCCCAGCAAGCCCCCACGTCCTCCATGCGGACCTCCTCCTCCTCCAGGATCCGTTCCTCGATCCGCATGGACCGCGCCTCCAGGGATTCCACACGCTCACGCATGGTCCACCCGTCCCTGTCCGTTGCTTCCGCCTCCAGGGATTCCACACGGTCCTGGAGGTACGCGATCCGGTTGCTGTCCATGATCACGTTGCCCACCAGGAGGAACCCCACCACACACACCAGAATGAAGATCCACCAGTCCCGCTTGTCCCACCGTTTCATGTCCCCTCCTCGATCGACGCATCGAACACGGACCCGTCCGGAAACTCGACGCCCACCTCCGTGCCCCACTTCAACAACACCTTGAACCCGGCCCGCTTCAACCTCCGCGCCATGTCACAGTGGCGGGACCACCCCACGTGCCCGCAGTCCTCACACCTGTACTGGGCTTTGAATCCCATCAGCCGGACACCCCCGTGGGTTTTGTCCTTGCCCCACAGCTTCCGCACCTTCCCAGTGGCCACCAGGTTGGTGCCGTGACGGTACCGGGTGTCCCCACTCTCACGGGCGTGGATCGATCCCAGCCTGTGGACCTTGCACTTGTAGCACCGCAAGGTCAGGGGCTGGCCTGTGCCCGCGTTGCTACCTGGCACGGTGCCTCCACGCCTTCCACAATTCCCGCCCCACTTCGATGTACATGGGCACCAGCACAAACTGGGCCATCAGGATCCAGGCCAGGAGGGTTTCATGCACCGCACGGGACACCGCCGGATCGTTCCACACGCTGGCGTCCATCAGCCACCACCGCTGAACGTGTCCGGAGGAGGCGGGGGGTCCGCCACCGGGTCCACCGTCCGGGCCGTGTACCTGATCGTGCCCGTCCCTTCCCCGGCCAGGATGTCCCCCTCCTCATGGTGGGATTCCACCTGGACGTGACCAGACCACCCACAGGAACACGTCACCACCCCACCAGGCTGGCCCCAGTTGTTGCCGTCCTCCGCCCCGCTCATGGTCACCCACACCGGGAGCCCACACGTGGGACACATTGCAGTCACGGACCATGTGATCGGCAGTTTCATCAGTCCCCCTCCATCATGGCGTCCGCAGCGTCCGCAAGGTCACCCAGGTCCGGCGGTTCCACCACGGGGTCCATGGGATCGTCACGGCAGTACCGCGGATCAGCTTCACGCCTCGCACGGTCCTCCGCCATCTGTTGGTGCCACCGTGCCTCCCAGTCCGCCTGGGACTCACCCGGCCTCCGCGCCCACCGATCCACGCTCACGGCTTCACGTCCTTGGCACGTCCCGTCCCCCCGCACTTGGGACACTTCCCCGTCCAGGGCTTGCTGTCCTTTTCACCCACGGCCACGCCTGTGCCCTCACAGGTGGGACACGGATCCGTGATGCGTTCCAGGAGGAACGTGTGCGCCTCGATCTTTTTGTTGCACTTGGTGATCCTAGTCCACAGGGCCACCACCTCATTTCTATTCCCCGCCTGGACGGCCCGATCGTTCCGTTTGTAAAGATCCGCGCATCTCCGTTGTAAGAGGGCGATCGCGTCATGGATCGCCTCCACCGCGTCCAGGGCGTTCACGGAACTGGTGGCCGGGATGTGCTGTGCCTTGCTGTTCATGCCGTCACCCCTCGCACCCGCGATCGAACCTGCCCTCCTCCGGGTACGCCTCCGGTTTCGGTTCCCACAGGTCACACCCGGGCTCCGTGTCCAGCGTGGCCCCTTCCGTGTAGCACCGCGCCCCGCTGTGGATCCGGTCCTTGTCCGGCAACCCGCAGTTGCCACACGTCCTGGGCTCACCCTCGACGGGATCCTCCAGGGGCACCAGCACGATCACACGCTTGCCCACGTCCCCCTCCTGGTGATGATCCTTCAACGTCACGTTGGACACGTACGCCCCGGATGATATGCCACCATCACCAGGCCCCACCCGCCAGGACCGCTCCAGGATACCCTCCACCTCCCGGTACTTCCCGGGCTTGCTTCCGTCGATCACGTCCAACACCTGGGCCAGCACCGAACGCGCCACGCTGTCCTCCGTGTCCCCAGTGGACCGCCCCAGGTTTTCGTACATCCTGGCCACGTCCGCACGTATGCGATCCACAGCGGACGGCACAGTGCCACCACGCGCCCGCCTCACCAGTTCACCCACCAGGGCCTGGACAGCGCACATAGCCGTGGGGCCCTGTCCTATCGGGATCAGGTTGCCTTCCCCGTCCAGGTCGAATCCGGGCATGGTGGCCGCCCATGTACCATCATTCGGCGGCAACTTCCGCGCCACCGTGATCCCCAGGAGGTCCGCCACCCGCATGGCCTCATGGGCAAGCGAGTCAAGCGTGTGGACAGGGGACTGATCGGGATCGGGATCAGGATCCGGATCACCCCAGTCCGTTGCCTCGTCGCACAGCCCCAGGCCCTTGTCCACCACGATCCCCAGGCATGACATGGAATCGATCAGTTCAGGATCCGGGAACTGGTGATCGTTGCTGGCCCACTCACGCCACAGGCATGACACCGCCCGTGCGTCCAGGTCCACCCGCGCAAGCTGGCACAGCAACACGTCCGCCGCTTCCATGGGTGTGTCCCCGTACCCGATCGCGCTGGCCTGGGGATCCTTGAACGTGTTGTGATACGTGGCGCACCACGTCCCCTCCCCCTCCGACTTGACCTGGATCCCCACGGACCGGAGGAGGGGCAATACCTTGTCACCCTCCAGGATCAGGTCCGCCAGCTTGTGGAGTTTTTCACGTTCCAGCCTGGTGGCGTGTTCGGCCTCCCGCAGTTCCACGGACTGGCGCGTGGCTATGCTGTCCAGGCGATTCCGGTCCGCTTCCACCTCCCGCATGGGATGTTTGGGACACGTCTTGATATGTTCGGCCACCGCCGTGGCCGCCGTGCCATCCAGCGGGAACCGCTCACCACAGAATGCACAGTACGTGGTGCCCTGGAGTGCCTTGTTTTCCTCCACCACCTTGGCCAGCACGTCCGCACACACCCCCAGCGTTTCGATCCCGGCCGGGGTGATCGTCCGTGCTGATCCCGGTGGGCCAGCCTGTGAGTGCCACCGCAACGCCTCCAGGGCCTGTTCAGGTGTCTTTACATCATGGCTCATGGGTGGTTCCCCCATCCGTCACGATCGGCACACGCCACCAGTTCAGCCATGAGGGCCCGCACCGCATCCATGGGCGTGTCCCCGTTCCCCATGGGCACCACGTCCTTGCCATCAGGATGATTCGAGATCCCAGCCACCCAGGTGCCACTGTCCGGCGGATCCTTGAACACGGTGATCCCTATCTGGGCCAGGACATAGTGGCCCAGGTCCATGCCCTTGATCATGTCCACCACCGCCTCCATGGAACTTGGCCCGTATCCGATCGGGCTTTCCATGGGATTCTGGAACGTGGACAGCTTGGCGCAATGCTGATCACCGTCCATGTCCACCACGATCCCCAGGGCTGTGAGGATCACGCGGTGCGGATCGTCACGGTCCAGGATCAGATCGGCCAAGGCGTACAGCCTCCGCTGTACTTCCATTCGATCGCCCTGGGTGTTGGACAGGTGCGTGGCTGTGCTCACCCGCAGTTCCTCCGATCGGTCCAGGCGTTCCTGGCGGACAAACTCAGCCCCGCAGTCCTCGCACACCCAGCGATCCCGCCGTGCGGATCCGACTGTACTGGGAACTGATGAATACTTCACGCGGTTACACGCACAGTGTGGCCCACCCATCACGCCACCAGAGAGAGCCTCCCTAACAACGTCCTTGACGGAATGCCCACTCAACCGTGTGGGTTCGGGCAGGATTTCCTTGCCACGATCCGTGATCTCGATCTTGGTGCTATCCTTTTGCGAATCGGCCATAGTTGTTGCCTCCCTTAACCGTTGTCCTGTTCGGCCTGGTCGTATCCCTCTTGATACCCTTCCCCCTTGGCCTCGTCCCGGCACTTGTCACACGGTTCTATATACAGCACCCCGCGCAACCAGTTTCCGTCAATGTCACTGTTGCAGTTGTCGCACTGAACCCGAATCGGGATCTCTACTTCCGCCATTGGTTGTTGCCTCCTTTAACTGGTGGCCCCAACCTTAACAGGGTGAACAGTCGGAATCAAGGGCTCCGCGGGATGTTGGCCCGGGCCAGTTCACGGTCCCGATCATCCCACCCGTACACCCACGCCTTGCGGAACGCACGGGAAAAGGTCACGCGCCCGTCCACCTTCCGCTTGTCCCTGTACGGGCAATCATCCAGGGTCAGGCCCTCCGCCCTGGCCTTGCGTCCCTTCCGGTACGCGCCAGCGTGTCCACGATCGGTATACCCGCCACCCAGGTCAACGGTGCGTTGCATCAGTCACCACCCCCGAACCTGTCCGGGATCTCACCAGTGGCCGCGAACCTTTCCAGTTCATCCACCGTCCATCCGGCAAATTCGTTGGCCTCCTCCGTGTCACCCCATCCGATCATGTCCCCGAAAACCTCTTGCCACGTCTTCACCAGTTCCGCGCTGGCCTTGGCCGCTTTGATGTGCCGGGCCCATTCCGTCGATTCCCAACCCTCGATCCTCTTGCGCCTCCCCGCCCCGGCCTTCCCCCGCTTGAACGTCCGCTTGCCCGTTTTCGGATCAACCGTGGTCCACGTGTCCCGGTAGTCCTCCAGGTCCGCCATGGACACCTCCGCAGCGTCCACGGACCGCGCCACGATATCCTGGATCTGGGCGTACACCTTCCCCCGGAACGTGACCGCCTCATGGTCCGCGATCTCACGCGCCTTGACCTTGACCCGTTTCCTCCGCTTGGACAGGGCCTCCATGTCACGCTTGGGATCGCCCACCTTTATGTATTTAAGGACGGTTCCATGCGCCAACCCGCACCGCCTGGCCACTTCCGCGGCACTGACGCCTGTTTGGTACTCCCGCCACATGGCGCGGTACTGTTCCGTGGTGATCGGGCCGGATCCCTGGCCTTTGCCCGTGCGGGCTTTCCGCTTGCGCCTTTCCTGTGCCGCCTTTTGAGTGCGGGGCTTTGGTGGCTTGCGTTTCTTCTTACTGGCCACGTGGTACACCGTACACGCTTGTGGCACGTGTGTTCAAGGTGTCATGTGTTCGGGGGGGGGTGGTCAGGGTGTGCGGACGTGCCTGTGTTCCACTCTGACCTGGTACACGGCCACGCCTGGGGGGATCACTTCACGGGGGCTGGGGATGTACGGGTCACGGCCCACCACCACGGTTTCCCATCCGGGGCGTTGGTACGCCTCCCGCACCACCTTGGCGATCTTGAATTCCAGGATTCCCTCCTCCACCTGTTCGATGGGGGGAACCTCCACCAGGATGGTGTCCCGCTTTACGATGATCATTCGTTGGACCAGGTGGCAACCAGCTTGACCCCAACCAGGAGGCCCTTTTCACCTGGTGAGAAATCCCCGGGGTGGCTGTCAGTGAATCCCCCTGGTGTGTGTTCCTGGATTGATTCCACCGTGGCCGTGAATCCAGACTGGGCGTACTTGGGCGGGACTATCTGGGGCACCAGGGCCTTGGCCGCCTCCACATCGGATCCAGGTGAAAGGACCAGGGTCATGAAATCACGGCGGATCATGGTGATGATCATCGGGGGCCTCCTATCGGTTCCCATGGTGCGGGCTGGGTGTACTTGCGGACATACAGCGGGTGGCGCGGATCCCCGGACTGGGTGAACGCCAGGGCGTGGGGCACCTTCACCATGGCGCGGACCTCCCGGGCCCGGGCTTGCTTCCATGATGTGTTCATGTTGCCCCAGGCACACACCACCAGGTCCGCGTCACCCACAGCCCTGTGGATGTGCTGATCGTTGTCCGGTCCGATCACGTCCCGCTGAACCCCCGTGATCGGTTTGCGGGCCACCATCAGTTCCACGGGGTTGGTGGCGCGGAAGGCAAACAGGTTGACCACCTCCAGGCGTCCATACCCCCACCCCCGGGCAAATGACTGGCACCGCCCGATCGTGGGATCATCCTGGCGGGCGTCCGCCGTGGAGGGGTTGTGCATGATGAACAGGACCGTGCCCAGGTTGTCCACCCCATGATCCTGGAACAGTCCACCCTGGTGCTGGGTGATCGTGCGTCCCAGCCTGTACCGATATTTTCCGCAGTCACTGATCACCGCGTCCCCTTCCGGGATCGGCGGTACCAGTTCAGCCTTGATCGCCACAGTGCGCCTCCTTGCCCCACGCCTTGCGGTACTGTTCTGAATCGTACCTCCCCACATACGTTGGCGGGATCCGGTTCCAGTCCCGGGACATCCAATCATCCGGCGGTGTGGGCTCACGATCGGGGGCGTCCCCCAGGTTGCAATCCGGGCACCCCTCCAATTCAAGGCCAGCGGGTGAGTAATCATCAGCCGGACGGAATACCAACACCCACCGCTGGCCTCCGCACGTCTTACAGGGATCAGTCATGGACCGGGCCCCCGTGTTCCCTCCGCCACGCCAGGATCTTGTCCCGGTCCCAGGGACGTTTCACCTCCAGGACAAACAGGGCCCCGCCTTCCGCGCCCAGGTGGAACGCTAGATCCTCGATCAGTTCCCCCGCCACCATGTACGCGGGGAGGCCCCCGTGTTCCAGGGCGTACTGGTCACGCCCCTCCAGGTGGACCACTTCCACCCCGGCCGCCTTCAACTGGTCCACCAGGTCCGATCCCTCCGGTGTCCTGAATTCCCCACAGTTCATCCCGTTGCCTCCTTCAACTTGGCCATGGCGTCACCATCCTGGGCCTCCTGGTCATGTTCATCACGGAGCCCCTCCTGGGCTTCCATGGCGTCCGTGTACTTTTCCCTGGCCTCCTGTACCTCCGGGGGCAAGGAGGCCACCTGGGACGGTGTGAGGCGCACCAGGATGGACAGGAGGCCACGCCCGGCGGAATCCACATCCCACCCGGCACGGGATCGGGCCCAGTCCCGTTTCCATTTGGAATCCCGGGCCTCCTCCTTGGCGATCATGTACTCACGGCTGTTGATCTTGCATACCGGGATCTTGATCAGCCTGGGACGGCCTGGCCCCTTTTTCACCTTGACCTTGTGAACCTCCGTGCTGGTGAACTTGCGCCCGCACTGGGATCCGCTGTACCCATCCCTGGACCACACCTCACAGTGGCACAGGTCCGGGTCCGGGTACCGGGCCCCGTCCTTGGCGGGGAGGTACAGCGTCCGGTGGGGCTTGGCCCGCTCATGAATCCTGGGATGTCTTCGACCGAACACGATCAGCCACCCTCCTCCAGGGCGCGGTCCCGCCTCAACTCGATTTCCTGGATCTCACGGTTGGCCCGCACGTGGATCTTGATCAGGGCGTCATACGCCTTGGCCTTGGATCGGTACTGGACCTCCCCGCGCCTGGTGTCCACGTACTGGTCCAGCACACGGGTGACACCCTGGATCCTCCACTTGGTGAACCGTCCCTGGATCTCACTCGCCAGGATGGGGGCCACCTCCAGCTTGCGCCTCCAGATCGTGGCGTGGCGTTCATCAGCCTCCCCGGGCCTGGTCAGGGCCGTGGTGTATTCGACCTCCACCAGTTGCGGTTCCACCATGAGCCACACCGCCCACCTCCGCTCCGCTTCCGTGTACCGTCCCATGTCCAGGTCCGCCAGCATCACGCCACCTCCCACATGGCCGTGTACCCGTGGCGCTGGACATCCAGGAACAGGCGGTGGCGTTGCTCGTTTGCTTCCGTGGTCAACCCCGCCGCCGTGTACATCCTGATCACCGCCAGGTGTGCGTGTGCCTTCGACGGGTACGGGTGGAACGTCCCCAGGCCCAGCCCGTTGGATTCCGTGATCCGCCTGGGCCCGCGCTTATGCTTGGCACGATTCCACAGTTCCAGCACGATCACGATCCACCTGGTGGGGACGTCCTTATCACTGGGGTGAACCCCCAGGGTGAGGGTGCGATCGGGGTCCGCCTTCAACCATGCCACCACCTTGCGTTCATGGGGCATGGGGATCGGCCTGTTCCCCGTGGTTACTTCAATGCTGTTGGTTGTTGCGCTCACTTCACTTTCCTCCTTGGTGCTCATGCGGATCGCACGTGCGGGATCTTGTGTGCCCGGTGCAGTTCCGCGATCAGTTGCCTGGCCTCATCCTGTGTGTATTCATGGAGGCCCACTCTTGCCCGTTCCGCTTTTTCCATCCCGACGATCCGCCACCTGGTGAACACGTGGGGACCACAGCCCGGTCCAGGATCCAGGAGGGGACCATACCCCTCCATGTGCAACCACCGCCCGGGCTGTTCCTCCAGCCAGTGGTACCAGTTGGCGATCACACTACCCACCGGACCCCACCTTACCTGGACCAGCCCCGCCCAACTTCACGCTGGTGCCCATTTCTTGCGCGGTGGGATCCTGATGGAACGCGATCTGGATCTTGCCGTCCGCGTCCGTGCATTCCTCCAGGTCCACCACGGGGTGGTCCACCCCCGATCGGATCAGATCCAGCATGGCCCCCTCCATGCCCAGGTCCATGTCACGCGCCACGGGATCGTGGGCCCACTTGTCCAGCCTGGTGACCGTGGCCTCCAGTTCCTTGATCCGTTTCCGGTTTTCCTTGCCCTCCGTCCTGGCCCATTTCAGATCGGTGGTGAGCCACCCGATCCACCCCAGGAAAACCAGGAACATAAACGAGATCAGGACCAGGGACAGGTTGAACTGTTCGATCGCGTCCATCACTCACCTCCCCGCAATCTCATGGCGTGTTCCGCCGCGGCCACGATCGTGATCACCTCCTTGCGTTCACCTCCCACGCTCACGTGGGTGGGCGTCGATCGGCTGTGAGGGATCACGATCACCGTGGTTTCCTCCCCGGTGTTGCGGAGCCAGTCCGCCAGCACGTGGTCCAGTTTGTTGAGGGTGCAGGACACGTCCGGGTCCGGGTGCAGTTTCTGAATTTCATCACTGGCCATTGGTCACCACCTCCCGGCCCTCGACGGAATCCAGGCACACGCGCCGCTGTTCCAGCACATCAGCACACCGCGCCGTACACGCCCGCCACGGCCGGATCCGTTCCTCCGGTTTCCGTGGGTTGGGTGTCCGTGGCAACACATTGATCCAGGAACCGCTGGACGTTCGGGGCTCCGGGTACCAGCACACATCACAGCCGTCCTTGAATGGCTTGGTGGGCTCACCCATCGATCACCTCCAGGCCCTGGGCCTTCAACCTGGACGCCTTGCGGGCCCGCTTGGCCTGGGCCTCACTGAACGCGGGGGTGGAATCCCGCCGGGTGATCGTGCGCCTCCTGGCTTCCGCCATGAAGTACAGGGCCACCTGGCGGGAACTGTTGGCCTCCGCCTGTTCGATCAGCCTGGCCATGAACGGATCCCGCAGCGGGTGATCTGCGATCGGTCCACGCTGGGCGCGGAGCCAATCCAGGGCGGACCACTGGGGCCGTTGTTGCCGTCCACGCATCATGACGATCCCTCCATCCTGTCCGCCACGCTGGACCTGGTGCGAAAAAAATCCACCAGTTCAGGTTCACGGTGCATGAGGAGGCGGGCGTACCACGGGCGGAGGTTGTTGTTGAGTTTGTAATCCTGATCCGTGGTGTTGATCGCGGTGTGCCAGCGCACCACCTCAAACAGCCACACGATCGAGTACCGCTCCCGGCCCTTCCGTTTCAGTTGGAGGGCAAGCTCACGGAGCTTGGTGTACACGTGGGGGTTGGCCTGGTGGAACTGCCGGAACGTCCGCACCAGTGGATCCTCCGGGTTCATGCCCTCCCACAGTTGTTGTTGTTGCTGGCCGTGTGTGGTTGTTGCTGTCATGGTCCCTCCATGAACGGGAGGCGACCTTGCCTCCGTTCCTGTTCCAGTTCATACGCGGCCCGCTCGATCCGGGCCGTTGCGATCTTGCGGAAAGTGGGATCGGCCTCGACGCCCACCCACTCACGATCCAGGCGCGTGGCCGCCACGCCTGTGGTGCCGCTTCCCATAAAAGGATCCAGCACAATCCCGGGTTGCACTCGTTTGATCAAAGTGGTTCCACACTTCGCACACGTGCGGAGGTCCGAATCATCCCCCCGCAATGAGGACACTGAATAGGTTTCACAGGTGACCGCGCTTTCCGATCGTGTTGGCGTTTTGCCATCACGGCCAGATTTTCGATCCTGTTGTCCGATCGAATCCCGTTCAAGTGATGGACCACCTCCCCTGACAGGAGGAGGCGTCCCAAGTGATCCGCCATGATCATCCTGTGTTCCATCACGTATCCCCGCTTGGTGGCCATCGGGTGTTCCGGCCTGTACAACATCCGGTATCCCTTGGCCGTCACAATCGCACCCTGTTTCCTCTTCCGTCTTCCCGTCCACCTGGCCGCGCACCCCCGTGAACAAAACCTCTTGACCGTGCTTTTCGTCGGAACGAAATCCTCCCCGCACTCCTCGCACGTCCGTGGCCTTGGTTGTCTCGCCTCGATCGCACATTCCTGGGAGCAATACCTCCGTGGTCTTGACCTCTTTTTCCTGAACATCACCCCGCATTGCTGACACTTGATCGGCGGCTTCCGTTGCGCCTTCCCTCGACACGCCACGCTGCAATATTTCGTGGTCCGCCTTCCCGGGATCAACACTTGACCGCACACCTGACACCGCTTTGTTGTTTTCCGCATCACATCCACAACCATCACATGATGGGCATACGTAGTCAACCACCTCCCTGGGTGTGATCAGCTTCACCAGCCAGGACATGACCTCCTCCGGTTTCTGGGTGGGGTGAACCGTGATCCCCTCATGTTCCTTGTGGTATCTGAAATCCGCGCCTGGGTACGTGTCCCCGCACTGGGCACAAAAAAACCACCGCTCCGCCCTGGTGGCCTTCGACTGGTAGAAAAAACGGGAGGCGGTGCCCGTGTCCCCGTACCCCAGGACGGTGCCAGGGCCTGGTGTGCCGGACAGCGATCCGTCCTGGCTGGCGCGGTACACGTTCCGATCCTTGAACCCGGGCCCACCCGTGGACACGCTGATCCCACTCTGCCGATCCAGTTCCCCCACGGGACAACCCGGGTGACACCGTTCCTCCTGGCACCCGGCATGATGTCCTAGAATCACGTTGGCTGGCCACCGTCCCGTGTTCGGATCGAATCCCTTTCCCTCCGCTGCACCTGGGAGGCTCACGGTGTATTCCGATCGCCCCACCTTTTTGGCGGACGCGGGCACGTCCTTGGTGGTGCCGATCCTGCACCCGTCCACGTTCAGGCCACCCGTGCCGTGCGCCAGTACGTTTTCATGGATGGTGCCGGGTATCGGGGCACGTGCCAGGAGGATCGGTTCCCAGGCTGGTTTCAGCGCCGTGTCCCATCCGTCCCAACGCTTGGCCTCCTCCGTGGCGGGTTCCGTGATCGAGTACCGCCCCCCGAACGTGTCCGGGTGGAGGGCAGCGTTCAGCACGTTGCGATCCTTCCCGCTGTCACCCATGGCGATCACCTTGCGTTCCGCCCCGGCCGCCTTGTCGATCGCCTTGCTGATGTCCAACCCGTGGGGCATTGCTTCCCCGTACATCCAGGCCAGCGTGTCCCGGATCTCGAATCCGGAATCCTCCGCCGCACAATAGAGCCTGTGGAACGTCCGCGATCCGCTGAACGCGATCAGGTGACCACCAGGCAAGAGTACCCGCAACGCTTCCGCCAGCCACGCACGGTGCCACGCTTCCATCCCCTGGGCGTCCTCCGCCGTGTCCCAGTCCGCGGACATGAACCGCAAAAGGTAAGGAGGATCGCAACAGATCGCATGGACGCTGTGATCAGGCCATGACCGCATCACCTCGACGCAATCACCCAGGTGTACCTCCCGCGGTTTCAATCGGCCCTCCGGTCCGCAACTATGTGACCCTTTCCAGCAACCCGCTGGGCGTCGATCCACTGTTGCGCCTTGGGCCACCAGTCCCCGGGGAGGTATGCGTCCCCCCGGGCTTCACGTGCCCCACAGCTTCCGCATTCACACAGATCGATCAGGCCACTTCCATGACGGGTGACTGGGTGCGCTTCCGTGGGCTCACCAGTTCCGATCTGTTCCTTGGGGCCCATGGCCTGGTGGCCACAGTTCCAACACCGGAGGTATATCGCGGTGGTATCAAACCCCAGTCCGATCTGATCCGTCACACCAGGCCCCCCGCCTTGGCGTCCAGCCACCACACCAGCAACCGCCAGCCCATGGTCACCATGTCCGCGTACTGTTGCGCGGTGTGCTGATACCTCTGGACCTGGCCGTGGCAATTATTCGCACCAGCACCACACAGCGGGACCACCTGGTGATCGCTGGGCTTGCGTCCCTTCCCACCGTCCCCCGGGAGGAAAAAGTGGTGGGGGTCCGTGTGCCCTTCCGCACCGCACAGGCAACACGGTTGCACCTTCACAAAATCAAGGTACTCCCGATCCCGTGCCGGGCGGATCTTTGTCATGAACGTGATCCCCGTTCCCATCCTGGCCAGGGCTTCCGCGGAACCGTTCACGCTCATGCGCCACCGTCGATCAGCGTGGCCAGGTACCTGTGGATCTCAGCCACCTCCATGAACGGGAAATCATACCGGAGGGTGGATCCCTTGGCGCGGAGGGCATTGCGCCAGGCGTTCCACAGCTTCCGATTGGAACGGGCTACCACGTAAAACCCTCCCGTGTTCCCGTACTCTGATCCCAGGCCGGGGAACAAACGCACGTGGGGATTTCTGGTGGTGTGCCCGGCCGTGGTGTGCGCCCACACCATGTTGTCCCGTGCGGCCTGGACGCACAGTGCATCCCGGAGGGTGTCCGCGAAACCACCATCCCCGCCGAATGCCTCCAGGTCATCCTCCCGTTTGCGATCCGCATCACGCCCGGTGTCACAGGCGTACAGCGGAACCCGGACAGTGGGGTGGGACGCACACGCGATCGAGGAGGCCAGGGCCCCCGCGTCCTTGTTGGTGAATCCGAACTGGATCCCGGTGCGGTACCCGTGCGAGAAAATCGCCACGCCCCGCAATTCCACGTTGGCCTGTAGAACGGAATCGATCGCCTCCAGCACCTGGCGTTTCATGCGGGCCTTGTCCTTGGGGCCCGGCTTGCCCCCAGGCTTCCCGCGCCCGGTGTTGTCGATCAGGTGGTACAGGTCGGAACTGATCCCGTGGCGTTTCATGAACCGCCGGGCCTCCGGTTGAAAGGCCCCGGTGGCGTCCGCCTTTTTATTGTGGCTGTTGAACTCAGGTGCAAACACGATCGTGTTGTGTGCGTCGATCATCGAAACCTCCCGCGAGCTATTCGCCCGCCCAACAGTTGCAATGGTGCGTGGTGCGTCCGGTCCGTGCGCCCCACTCAGCCACCAGGCTGTTGGGTTCCTTGCACAGTCCAACCCGGATCCCGACAAGGCGATCCGCCAGGTCCACAAACCAGCGGAGGCGGTTGCCCGGCCTCCGCCGTCCGTCCCCGTCCGCCTCACCCATGGACGCCCACACCTTGGCGTCCTTGAACCACCCACGATCCTGTGGGTACAGGCGGAACGATCCCAGCGTCACCAGGTCCGGCCCCAGGTCACGCACCTGATCACACAGCCACTGGTACCCCTGATCGTATGCGCCCAGGATGGGATCGATCCTCACCCTGATCCGCACCTCCGGGAATCGTTCCTTGACCTTTTTCAACATGGCCAGCCGCTGTTCCACCGGGGGTGTGCCCACCTCCAGATCGTGGACAAACTGGGGGGCGTTCAGCGTGGCGGACAGGATGATCCGATCCATGCTGTACGGCATGAGCCCGGACCCCGCGCCCTGGGCGTACTGGAGGATCTGAAACGCTCGATCGCTGGCCCCCTTGGTGAGCAACACCAACACCCTCCGGTGTGGGTTGGTGGCGTGGTTGGTGAACTGGGCAGCGATCCCCGGCAACAGGTTGGAATGGCCCATGAGGCTGTCCACCAGTTCCCCAGCGTTCAGCGTTGCGGGTGCCGTGGGCTCCGGAAGGAGGAGGGGTTGCATGAGCCACTGATCAACGTGACGCGCCACCTCCTTGGGATCGTACTCGTGAAACGCCTTGCCATCAGGCAACCTCCGGAACGTCCGCTGGAGGTAACAGTATGAACACCTGAAATGGCAACCGCGCCCCCAGTGCAACGTGTGAAAGGCCGGACAGTTGATCCCCTTGTCCATGCCCATGTTGAACAGGGTCACCCGCTTGCCCACACCTGGGATCCGCTCACCCATGGTTCACCTGTGGCCACGTCATGACGGCCTCCTCCCACTTGGGCAGCGGATCGCCACCCATGGAAATGATCGTGGCATCCATGGCGGGCTTGGCGTGGTTGTCCCATCGATCGCCCAGCACCGCCTCCACCTCCGCCCGCGCCACGTCCCGTTCCTCACTCTCACCCTGAACGCTGGCCTCCTGGTGGTGGTAGTCACACAGGTTGACATCCACCTGGAACACCTCCTCCCCGTCCAGCATGATCCCCAGCCTCACCCCGTGGCGTCCAGGCTGATCGCATCCGGGGCACTTGTCCGCCCACGGCCACAGCCCCTCCTCCGGTCCCTTAGTCATTCCGCGTCCTCCTCTTGCTTGGCCTAATCCTTGGTGATCATCTTGTTGACCCCCAGCACGATCCAGAAAACGGTGATCCCCTGGTACACCAGGAGGCCCACCCCACCGATCGCGTACACCACGGGGGCCACCTCCGCGTCCGGTTCCATCACCACCCACTGGGCCCACTGGGTGACGGCCCACACCAGGGCCGAATTGATCCCGATGAACACGGCCACACACAGCACCGTCCACAGGCACCCGCCCAGCATGAGGCCGATCGTTCCGTTGCCGTTGCCGTCCGGTCCGTCGAGTGCGCCCGGCATTACTGCACCCCCTGATCCGCTGTCCGTGCGATCACGTCCATGAACTGATCGATCTCACGTTGGAGCCTGGTGTCATCCCCCTCCCGTGATTGCGTGAACGCCAACCGCGTGATCGGGATCATGCTCACCACATGAGCATACCGCGCCCGCCCCCCTGGTGGTCCGTCCTCCTGGTCCCACACTCGCACCAGGCGGGCCCATGGAAACAGGGACGCAACGCGGGGCCACAGTTCCGGCAATGGAACCACACACCCGACGTGGGCCTCCGGTTCCTCCTTGGCGGAATCGATCACCACCACACGTTGCCCCGCCTTGATCTTCCGCTGGGCGTCCACACACCCCTCCCAGGCGCACTGGTAATCCCGCCACCGTTCCCGCATACACTCGCCACCAGTGTTGGCCCCCACCGTGTCCATGACCTCCGCGATCAGATCAAGGATCCGCTGGGCGGCCGGGGTCCCCTGGGCCGCATCCCTCAACACCTGATCCCACCTTCCGGGATCACTACCGCCCGCCTCCGCCACCTTTGTCCTCCTTGCCCCTCCGCAACTTGTGGAGCCTGTCCATCACCCCCGCGCCCTTCATGACACCCTTGGCCATGTGCATCACACGATCCAGCCCCAACGCTTGACGGCGGATCCCTTCCGCAACCCCCAGGCCCTCCCCCTTGCCCACGTCAGTGCGCCTCCCCTTGGGGGCCAACTGCCGGGCATGGGCAGCAACCGCCCGGGCAAACCGGGCCATGTGTTGCCACTCAGGAACACCACGATCCTGGGCACACGGGTGAAGCTCGAATGTAAACCCCAGCCCCCCCCGCTTCCCGCGTTCCGCGTGTTGCTTCCGCATGGTCACCACCAGGGTGGTGTGGGTAGGTGCCGGGCCGGGTGCCTTCATGGTGGGGCTGGTGCGTCCCTGTGGCTCACCAGGCTGGCCCACAGTGCCCGGACCGGGGCCCGGACGTGTGCCAGCACCCCCGGGAACTGCCGGGGCTTCACGGACCTCCTGGGCGTCCTGGGCGGGCTTGGACCCGGGAGGCGGTGTCACCCCCCTGGGCCCCAGCTTGGCCGCCCGGTCCGCCCGGAGGCACGGGAGGCACTTGGGAGCCTCCGCCTGGCCGTGGTTGATCATGTCCGCCATGTGCTGGGGGATCTGGATGGGCTCACCACACCCACCAGCGCACTGGACCTCCACCACGTTGGGGGTGTTGTCATCAGGACACATTGGACGCGGCCTCCTTGGCGGTGCCCTTGTCCGCCTGGACCTGGGCCACCACCTCCGCCGGGGCACCGGACAGGAAATCACCACAGATCAGTTCCAGGGATCTGGCGTTCCAATCCTTGCCCTCCTCGTTGCACATCCGGCGGGCCACCTCCAGGGCAGTCTGGATCGTGGGCCACTGTTCCGCCGTGCAACGGAACCGGAGCACCTGGTAATCCGGGCTCCGCTGTTTGCCGTCCCCCTTGCCCTTCCCCTTCCCGCCTGGGCCCGGGGCGGTGGGAAGGAGGGCGATCTGATCCGCCTTCCGGATCGAATCACGCGCCACCCGCAGCTTGGCCAGCTTGGCACCGCTGATCCTGATCTGGTTTTCGCACCTGGCGCACTTGGTGTTGATCCCGGTGGCCGTGGTACTGACGGGCACCTGGTTGGGCTCACCACACTGGGAACACAGCACCACCGTGGCCACCACGCGGGGGCCGTTGGACTTGTCATCGATCGGGGTGGGATCCGTGGGAGGCTGTTTGCCCTTGGACTTGGCCTTGGCGTCCGCCTTCCCCTTGGACTTGGCCTTGGGTTTGGCCTTCCCCTTCACCTTGGCCGCGGGCTTCCGCTTGGCCTTCCCCTTCACCTTGGTTGCCTTTTTCTTTTTCGCTGTCATGTCCTGTGCCTCCTCGTTTAACTTTTGCTGGGGCCCGGCTTCCGTGGCCCTCGTTTGCGGTTGCGCCCCCTGGCCTCCTCCTTGCGCCAGTCCACTTCATTGACGTGGAACCACTCGCACAACTGCACCAGGCGGGAGGGGATCTTTTCTTCTAGTACCTCCGCCATTTGTTCAGCGGTCCAACCCGTGGTCACGATCGTGGCCAGGAGGTTGCGGTACCTGTGATCAATGATGTTGAAAAGGGTATCGATCACCCATGGGGTGACATTGCGGATCTCCAGGTTGTCCAACACCAACAGCTTGGTGTTGACCACACCAGCTATGAACGCGGACGCGCCCTCCGTGTTGAGGTTGTCCCCGTACTTGGATCTGATTTCATCCAGGAACGCGGGCACCACCACAAACGATCCACGTACCTGGATCCGTTGCATGGCATTCTGGAAAATGGCGGAGGCCAGGTGAGTTTTTCCCACACCCGTGGGACCACTCAACACGATCCCCCGACCTTCCGCGATCTTTTCATCCAGGGTTCGCACGTACTTGTTGCAAGCGTTGAACGCGGCCCGGTTGGCGTCCGTCACAATGAAACCCTTGAACGTCATTTCAGCGTGGCGTTTTTCTACCCACGGCCGCGCCTTCGACTGAGCCCGGAGCCTTTCATACTTGCACGTCCGGATCGTTTTCTGGATCCATCCCATGTGAACGGCTGGCACGTACAGGTGGCCCACGATCGCGGAGCCCATGTCCGCACCCTCCAGGCCGTCAATGATGTCCCGCTGTTTGCAATCGGGGAGGCCCGAGCACCCCTCGCACAGCTTCATTGATCCCTCCATCACGTTCAGTTCATGGGTGCGCCAGGAGGCCGACTGGGGATCGTCCAGGTATTCAGTGCAAACCTGGTTGGTACGATCACCCAGCATGGCGATCACCCGTGGCCACTTGGCCTGGAGGGTTTGGATTTCATCGAACGTCAACGGGGTGGCGTGTGGCGGGTTGTTGTGGCTCATGAGGTTGTCCCCTCCCACTTCCCGGTGGACTTTCCGCCCACCTGGGCCGTGCGACTGTCCACCCTACCACGCCCCCCACCCTGGCCTCCAGTCCTGGCCCTGGCCTTTTCAGCTTCCGTGATGATCCACTGACGTTCGATCCAGTTCCCCAGGCCAGTGCGTTTCCGTCCGCGGGCCACGTTCCGTTTCATCCACGCCTCCACCTTGCGGACCATGGCCTCCGTGTCCACCTCCGGGTACCGCTTGGCCATGTCCGCCACGTACTGATCACGGACGGCCTGGGGCACCAACTTGTG